TGGAACTGAACCCGCTAAAGTTGTTTGCCCTAGTGCTGGTGTTTTACCATCAACACTAACAACCGCCGCCTCGACTCCATCAATCATGTGTTCTTGACTTGTAGCTAAACAAACTGAGATTGAAGACCCTACTTCTTTCTGTCCAAGGTTTGTTGGTAGTTTTCCATCTATTGATGTTGTGTTACTTGCAATTGTAGTTAATGAAGTGTTACCTGTAGCCTGGTTAGCTGCCGTAGCTGCGCCTGTAGGTAACGGAAGCGTTGCTGCGCTTACAGGTTGTGTTTCAGTTACATCTGCTTTGGCTTGGAGTTCAGCTAGAAGATTACTTAAAGCTGTGATGATTGTATCTTGTTTAAGTTCCGTTGCCGGTGCTGCTATAATTTTGGCTAGTATCGCCGCCGCTGTAGCTTCAGAGGCGCGAGTTCCTAGTGTTGCTTCCTTACCTATTAAATCTAATTTTCCGTGAGCTGTAGCGTCAAATGTCTTAGCTTCATTTGAAGCAGTCACTCCTAGCTTGTTTGTTCCGTCACCAACTTGAACTGAATCTGGGTTAGCTCCATTATGTTCAAGTTGTACGTTTAGGTTATTAGCAGTAATGGTTAAATCACCTGAAGTGTCCATAAGCTTTACAGGCAATGGTTTATTATTAGCCGGTGTCACTGTATCTTCATTTACTTCAACTTCTAAACCATCTAGCTTGAATTGTGTTGGTCCTGCAATTGCTGAACCTGTGCTAGAGTATCTTTGCGACACTGGACGGTAATGATTATAAGTATCACCTGCGCTTAGATTAGCTGAAAGTATAGCTGTAAGTTCTACTGTGTTTGCATCTATTATTTTGAGTACACCTACTTCTAATTCTTCAATTGAGTTAGCTGTAGTTTGAAGTCTGATTAAATCTCCTTCTTTAAAGGTATGTGCAGTTTTTACCAGTAACTTATCAGTTGATCCTACTTCAGCTATTTCACCTGTAGCAAGCTGCGTAAAACCAATAGCTATAACATTAGCTGCAAATTTATTTGAACCTGCGGGTTGTACCGTTACGAATTCTCTTTTGATTTTGTCTTGAGAGTTATTATCTAACTTCTTTGACGTAGGGTATCCTGATATTCCTGACATAAAACCTCCACTCCTTTAGGGCTTCTTAGTGTATATATATTAAATTATCAATCAAATATTTTGGTTTGTCCACGTTCACGCATCATTTTTCTTAATCTCTTTTTCCTTTTTGTATCGGCACTATCTAAAAGTGATTCAAGAAATAATGTATCCAATACTGGACGCATAATAAAGTGGTTTTGAAATGGAACGTGATTTACAAGTGTCTTAGCATCTTTCCATTTAAGTCTTCCCTGCTTATCACCAAATGCTGTGGCTTTTAATTTTGTCATAAGTTTTGCCATATCATCTACTGTTCCTAAAGCCGGTCCTGCTACGGATGATACAAATGTTCCATACTTGTTATCCACTGCTTGAGATAATAAATCACCGTATAGTCCACCTGCGCCGCCTTTAATGAAAGCTTCTTTCCATGTGTCTGGTAGAGTCGGATCGCGTGGAGTTCTATTGTTTTTAATATCATTAAGACTTAGTGCGACATAACCCATACCTGTTAGGCTTACCATCCACCCCATTACATTCATCATGCCTTGGTTCTTGTTTGGGTTAGCGTGGTAAAGACTTTGGATTGTGTCCTGCATCTTGAAAGCAAATGATTTAAGCATTGCTAGAGTTCTTAAAAGTTCACCACTAGCTGAACCAGGTGGTAGACCTTGGTTAAGTAACGCTTGTTGTTTAAGTCCAGGTGTCGGTACACCATCGTTTGCGATATCGTTAAACATTGTATCGAGCTTTCTTCCTAGAAAGTCGCGCATTTCACCTTCAGATTTACCTAAGAATTGCGGATCATTCTTGCCTAGTTTTTGTCGTAATTCATTAATTATTTTAACATCAACTGTTTTAAAGGAATCTACATCTAACGTCTTTACTCCGTCTTTTACATCTGTGATAGCTGCCTTAAGTATTGGATAAAAGTCTTCAGTAAATCCTGAACGCTTAAGTGTTAGTGCGATTACATCATCAACTTTGTTGTCAAGAATTGCGCGCGATATATGATCGCTAAAAGCTTGAAGCATAATAGTTTTATGAAAAGCCGCTTGAACGCCGATTGGATTTATCCTTGTGTAGAAGTCCATCATCTTATTAATTGTTTTATTGGCAGTGCCTTCAACACCAACATGTCTAAACATTGCGCCCATACCTGTTTCAAGATAGACATTAAATCTAGCTGCTTTAGTTACTAGTTCAGGGCTTTTGCCTGTTATGGCTTGCTTTAAAGCTTTAGGGCTTTCCGCTATGAAGTCAGTGACAATGTTAGTCCATGAAGCAAAGAAGTTCTTATTTGTTTTAGCACTAAGCATAGCTGCCATTGAAGCAAGATCGGTTGAAGCTGTGATGGTTGAACCACCTAGTAAGCGCATATATTCCAAACTTCTCCACATTGACATAAACTTAGCTGCGCTTTGGTTATGCGGTTTTGAAGCTGTACCATCCAAGTTCTTCCAAACGATATTCATAAATGAATGTGATCCCTTGGCGTGGGCATCACGTATTTTATTAGCTAGTGTTGTATTACCATCTGCATCTGCTTTTTTAATTGCTCGTTTAACAAGGGAGTCAAAAGTTCCTTTTGGGTTTGGTCCTAAAACTTCTCGTAATGCATTTTGCTTTGCACTTGTTTTAGCGGTAACTGCTAATTGCTCAAGGATGTTATGTCTTCCAAATTCAGAATTCCACTTTCCGGTAGCTCCTTTTTTGAAAACGAATTTTCTTGAACGCGTAGCCCTTGCTTCGAGCGAGCTTCTTGATGAAAGATCAAGCATACCAATATCCATTAAGCCTTTAGTTAAATCACCTTCGATTATGTTCTTAACTGTTTTATCTAGGATTTTATCAATCTCTTTAGCCGATAGACCTGGGAATGTTTCATCAAGATCAATTGATTCTTTTAAAAGTTCTTTAGCGCGCGTAGGATTAGTCGCCATTTTTTCTGCATCATAAGAGCGCATAACATAATTATCTTGGTATCCTAAATCAAAACCTGCTTTGCGTTTTTCCATGTACATGAAGTCGTTAAACTTTTTAACTTTCTTAGCTATCTCGATCATTTCAAGATCATATTTATTTCTAGCGTTTTCTGTTCCCATTTCGATAATTTCAGCTATCTTTATCTGTGCGTCTACGCCGCCTTTGGTTAGATAATTTTCTTCAGCTTTAGTAAATAATTGATCAACATAAGATTGATATCTATCAGAGTTAACATCTCTAATGTGTCCTACAGAATGTGTTGCATTCTCTACTGACTTCTTTGTTCCAACAAGAATTGATTCCAATCCCTCTAGTGAATCTTTAAAACCTTCTTGGTGGATATGTCCTTCAAAGCGTGTTGCATATTGCTGTACTTGTACTTTTTCTAATTTCTTTTTCCATGATTCTCTACGGTGATTATTTAAAATCTCAAGTGCTTTGGTTCTAAACACTTCTGGATCATTAACCTTTTCAAGTAGTGCTTGAAGTTCATCGCCCATTTCATCTACGAGTTTTTCATTAATTTCTTGTGAAGCTCTATCCAGTATTTCTTGTTCTTCAGCATAAAGTTTTTTTAAACTTTCAGGTAGGCTTTCTTTTACTAATCGTTTGCATTCACTCATTATTTGCCTTTTAGAAAACAATTCTTTAAAGTTTGAAAAATTGTATTCTTGCCTTTCATCATTTCTTCTTCAATTTCAATTTCACGTAAAGCTAATTCATCGGCTTCATCTGCCATACCTGTTTCAACTAACTCTCTTAGATTGGCTTCTTCATTCTTTACTTGTTCAATTACTGCACGATCAAAATCTTCTGCTTTAAGATCAGGTGTCTCATCAATATCTTTTTGAGAATGTTCATTAAACATAATGTCATTTTCTTTTTTATTAACCATATCATCTGCTGATCCCCTAATCATTTCTTGATCAGGTTTTGGTTGTGCTTTACTATCTGCTTTAAAACTATCTGAATGTTTCAAATTACCTTCATTATAAATATAAGCATGGTTAGCTGCACCATCTTCAGAATAAATAACTCCATTGTATCCTTGTGTGTTGATATCGTCGTGTATGTTTTTAAGTATTGCGTTTACATCATCCCCATTTAATTCAGCAACGGTTTTAACATTTTCAATTCCTTCTCTTAAAGTTTTAGCATCTAAAAATGCTTCAGTGTATTCGGGATTAAATTTATTTATTGTATCTTTTATTTTAGGAATTACAGGTGAATCAAAGCCTGTATCGATATTTAAAAGGTTTGCTTCATGTAGGTTGATCTCATGAATGCCGCCAACTGTGTCCTGTAATGTATCATTTGCTAGTTGGTTAGCAAGGTTTGGGTTATCTGTGATGTGTGTGCCTTCATTGCCCATAAAGTCACCTACTACGTGGTGATCACCATACTCGACGGTTCCTTTTTTCTGAACAGTTGAAACATAAAATTTCTGGTTAGGAAGATCAACGTCTTCTAGTTTGGTATACTTGTAACCAGCTCTGATTGATCCATGTGGTACATTTGATACACCATATAGATGGTTTTTTCTAAGCTCAATTATTGCTGAAAGGTCCGGCTTCTTCCCTGAAGCTACTTGACCAATAACAGACTTTATAGCTTGTCCCATCCACGGAGCATTGTCGGCAACATACTTTCCACCTTTTTTTAAGCCAAAAGCTGCGCCTGGAAAAACTACCCCACCACCGACTACTGAAATAAGTGCGTCATTAATGGTATAATCTTCCTGCATTCGCTCACTACTTGACATGAAGTAAGGTTCAAGTGCTGCGTTCGCCGCTACGCCTTCAACTACGCTTCTTGTTAAATTTCTTGATTCTAATAAATCACTTGTACGCTTAGCTATCTTTGTTGCTCGATATCCTAGCTTTCCTGATTTAGCTCCCCACTTAGCTGCTGTGCCTAGTCCACCTGTAGCTAATCCAAGTAATACATCCGCTCCTGCTTCGATTGGATCAGTAGCGTGAGCTGCTAAGCCACCTAACAAAGAAATTCCAAACGCATCTGATTTTCCATGATTAGAGATTATTCCCATCAATCGCTTCTTTTCTTTTGCTTCTTCATTAAGTTCATTCGCAAATAAATATGATGTAGGTTTTGTAAAAGGTTTTTCTACATCCGTAAATAACTCGTTAAGTTCTTCAGGTGAAGATAGACCATGTGGATCATTGGAAGCTAGTTCTTCTAAGTGATCTTCTTGGTATTGGCGTGAAGTGAATATATCCTTCATACCTAATTCAAAAGCTGCATCTAACCTTTCAGTGATATTATATTCAGGCGCAGCAGTTTCTACTGGTATTGGAGTTTCTAAAAGCATTGCTGTACGTGCGCCCATTAAAACTCCTTGAGTCCTGTTTTGGTGTAAGCCATTCGTTTACGTTTAAATTTAAAAGCACTTTCATTCATCTCTGAATACTTAAGTTCAATTTTGCGATCCATGCTGTCTTTAATTTCAGCTAAACCATTTCCGGTGTCTTCATAAAGAACTGCACCATCACCACCATTCCAAACCCAAACACCTGTGTCGGAAATATGGTTGATGTAATTCGATCTACTTCCTTTGAAATTCTTAGGTGGTTGAATATCTGCTGCATTTGAAAAGTCAATCATTTCATCTAGTGAATCTTCAGTGAAATTATCCACAACATCTTTATCAACTCCTAAATCTTTAGGGATCATAAGTGGTGTTTTACTTGATGTGAAATCAAAGTTGTTATTTATAACAGTATCAATCGCTTGTTGTTTAGCTTTATCGTGATCAACTTCACCCCCTGCTGACATTAAGCGTTTGTATTCAAGCATTACATTAGTTGTGAAGCCGTTCATAATATCTCTATTAGCTCCACCAGGGTTTGTTTTATTTAAAGCTACTTTAAAGCTTTGGTAATCTTTATCAATTAAAACATCGTTTAAATCAATGTTCGGGTTTGTTGATTTTGTTTTTCTAAAGTCTTCTTCAATCTTATCTTTGTTTCTAATATTCTCAAGCATTCTAGTTTTTGATTGATAATCTTGAGAATAGAAAACTGTAGAGTGTTCCGGTGCGATTTTCTTACTTTGTAATAGTTCTTTGAGTACGCTGCCTGAAGCATCACCAAAGCTCTTTTGTATTCTTTCGATAGCTACCGCGCCTATTTGTCCTTCTTTATTTGTTATAGCATCACTATATGAATTTTGCATATCTTCAGTTAAGAACTTAATGTTAGTTATTCCTGCATCTTGTTGATATGTCCTGGTGTTGGAAACGTAAGATTGTGTAGCTTCGTATAGTTCTTCGTCGGATATATCTTCATTTAGTGGGTTTAGTATTTGCTGTGATTGATTAGCAATATCTTGGCGATCCCCTGCTGCAAAATCTGCACCTTTAGTTTCCATATTTTTTAAAGTGTTTTGTTTAACCTTTAAGAACATATCTTGTAATGCTTCTCTTTGAGCTGCATTGAAAGCTCCTTCTACTTCACCTAATTTTAATTTATCGTTGACAGCTACTGCTTTTTCTTTAGCATTCATCTGTGAAAACTTTTCATTCTGATCATGGATAGCTTGTAAGCCTTGAACAGTATTTGCCATTTCTGCTGAGTTATCAAATGCTCCTTCCAAAGCCATAGATGATACTCTGTTAAAATCATTGGCGCGTAATTTTTTCCCTGAATAAACTGCTGCTTTTAAGTCAGTGATGTGTCTACTTATGCTTGCTTTAGACATGCTGTTATTTTGTTTTTGTATTCTTTTTAATCTTTCAAGTGTAGCATTTCTTTTTTCTGAGCTTATACCATCTAGTATCGCTTTCGATTGTGGATACTTACCTTCAAGTAATGAGATACCTTGTGATACTATTCCTGGATTAGTTTCATAATAAGTACTAAGTGAGTCAAATTGTTTATTTTTAAAATTCTTAATACCTTTTCGACTTTGTTCAGGTGTCCAAATTTCTTCTTCTTTTCTGAACATGTTTTGAATAGTTGTAATATTTTGAACGTGCTTATCAGGTGAGTAATTAATTGCTAAATCTTGTCCCATTAAATCTGTTACATCTTCAGCGTTTTGATAAACTTTAGCTACTCTTTCATTTCTTTCATACGATTGAGCTTTTCTCTGAGAAGATAGGTTTGTTTCAGATAGCGCATTTTCAGAAGCTCTACGTGATAATGGTGTGTGGGTTGTTGTATCAAGTACATCTTTGTGAAGATCACCTAATCTTTGTTGGTAATCTTGTGTGAAGCCTTCCATTGAATCAGCATACTTTTCTTCTTTTTTCATATCTTCAAGGAGTGAATCAGCTTGAAGTGTGAATTCTGCTTTATTTTTTATAGCTTGTGTTCTTGCTTCTGATTGAGCTAATTGCTGTCCAAATTCACCTGCGATTCTTGAAACTTGTCCTGCTACTTGCGATTGAGCTTTGCTAACCATTCCTGCGCTTTCAATTGATTGTGTTGGAGCGCGCATCACATCTAGCGATACTCCACCTGGTAAATCTGCTTTACTTATCTTTGGCATGTTTACTCCTATGCTACCATTTTAGCTGCCATAGCTCCACCTGCAAGCACTGATCCGAACGCTTGCCATTTACCTGCTTCTTGTATATCACCTGCGAGTTTAGCATCAATATCAGCTCCTTTCATAAGCATACTAGCTTTATAACTAGCTTCTTGCATTTGATCTTCTACATTTTGTTCTACTTTATTTATTGTATCATTTAAAGCGGCTAATGTTGAACCGGAAGTAATAGCGACTCCACCTCCTGCAAAACCCGCCATCTGTTCCTTTTGGAAGCTTAAGCCTTTGAGTCGTGTTCTTTCTCTATTGATTCTTGCGCGCTTTAAAAGTTCAACTGCTTGACCGCGCTTTGCTGCTGCTTGTGCTTTAGCTGCTGCTGCTTGAGAATCTGCTGCGTCCATTGCGCCTTTTGCTTGTAGTAGTGAACCTGCGAAGGTTACACCTGCTATAACTGCTATAGGTAATGCCATTGTTCACTCCTACTGATCATATGTTACACCTTTGTATACAACACCAAGTATACTCATCGGAAGTGACTTATTTTGCTCAATAACAATTTGGTTATTTTTTGCTGGACTTATATCAACTTTCTTTTCAATATCATCTGTTAATAAATTAACTCCATCGCTATTTGATAAAGGATAAGTTTTACTTTTATCACCTACACTTCCACCAATTGTTTTATAGAATTTAACGAATATTTCATGAATTCTTTTAATACTTCCTTGAGCTGTGCCGAACGCTTGTCCTGCTTCAATGGGCATTGTTATAATTTTAGATATGTAAGGAAGTCCTACAAAGAATTCTTCACCTGAATTTGTAGTGGTTACTTGTCCTGAAGAGACTGTAAGCCCTTCTTCTAGTACTCCATCAACCCATACATCAACTGATTCACCTTCTAGGTGTGATAATCCTGTTACAACATTATTGGGTGTGCCTAATTTTGTATAAACTGCACTATCCATCATAAATGGTTTATGTGTTTCACTGTTAACTGGATAAGTAACGCTTCCTTTGTATGGTAGGTCTATCATTTCAAGGTATTGATAAGTGGTACTATTAATAGTTCTTTCAACTAAAAGATAAATTTCATCACTATTGTAAGGAACAATGGTTTGCACAGTCCCACCTATGTCATGTATAGCCCACGATATCACATCAATTTCTTCATGATATACACAAGTAACAAGTTGTCCATCTTCAGTTCTAAGCCATATTGCGCCTGTTCCTTTCTGCAAAACTAATTGCTTAAATGGTGTATTGCCTTGTATTTCTTCTGATATTAAATTTAATTGTCTTGTGTTAAAGCTTGTTGTGTTTGCTGATCTTACAAATTCTCTTAGCGCGTAACCATCACTTGAGACACTGATTGTACTTTTATTAGTTTTTACTGGACGCACATCGCTTGAACCAAAACTCGTTGATGCTGGTAAGTTGGCATTTAGTGAGCTAAGTATTTCACCGTTACCGCCAAAACCTATGATCTCATTAAGATCAGTTCCGGCTTCTAGGTTTTCGCCTGACTGTAACCATTGTATTGATGATTTATCTTTGGATGAAATTGTAAAATCAAAAGGATCAAGTGAAGAAATATCACCAAAGTAATTAATCCCAGATGCATCGCTTGAGCTATCTTGAGCTAATCGTCTAACCATAAGATGTTGTAAACTTCCTACAAGTGTTCCAAATAATCTAGCTTCTACACCAAATACAACTCTTTGTTGGAAGTATGTCATATACTGTAATTTATGTGTGACTGATATTTGAAAATTATCGGAAGCGGTTGTAGCTCCAAAGTTTATTACAACTTCAGCATCATATACCCCAGGTGTTCCTAATGGTGAAAGATCATTGCTAGTTACAAACGCTACACCTGTTACAGCTCCATGAGTTATTTTAATATAACTGCCTTTAGTTTTGGTTAATTTAAAAGATGTATTTAATTGTATTGTGCCGGTTGTCCCTGTGGGTGTTATGGTTTTGCCTGCGACAATGTTTGGTATTTCATAAATATTAAATTTAGCTGCATTCTTATCATTATAGAATGCTGAAAAAATAGGACTGAACGGAACGTCAACATCGATAACTTGTGATAAAAGATGTATTTTTGTTTTTGTTACAAAAACTGATCCCGATACACCTGATCCTTTGTATACCACTAAAGGTTCTTTGTAGTATCTTGTTATGATTGTGATATCACCTATGGTCATGTAATCTACAACTGTTCCTAGTGTTAATGTTGTGTTGTCGGATTCTTTGCCGTAGGAAAGATTTAATGAGCTTGTTGTGAATGTTCCATCTGAAGTCATTAAGCCTAGTACACCTGCTACTTCTGTTATGAAGGTACCATCGGGTAAAGGTATTAATGTTTCATAAGTATCTTGTGCGTGTGCGCTTATAAATTGTGTTCCAGGTCTACGGTATGCTCCACCTTGTTTATAACCTAAGAAGTTTTGAACTAATTCAGCTCCTTCCATGTAGTCTTTACTATCAGTTCTACCACGCATGTTTTTAGATAACATGCCCTTTGATAGAGAATTCATGATAGTATTAAACTTAGTCATTAGTTTCTAACCTGTAAAAATTTTTCATTGGTTAATTGTCTTGTGTATCCTTCTTGTGAGTCGAATGATCGCATGTCTCTAAGCATTAAGTTATAATCTTTTTTAAGTGTTTCTTTAAGGCTTGCACTTTGAACTAAAGAGTATGAAAGTTCTAATGCCAGTTTTGTTGAAAGCAGTTCAATGAACCCTGCGCTGAATTTTGTTACATCTGTCACTTGGTAAATGTATCTGCAATTAAGTACAGTTGATTCGTAATAAATTTTACCATTTTCAACATACCATCTATAATCTGGTTGTTCTACTTCAACCATGCGTAAATAATCGGCGGGTATATCAAATTCAGGAAGATCATCATCCCACAAATGGTTATTGCCATTATCTGTTAACGCTGCTGATTTAACTGCGAAATTCCAAGAAAATGAATAAAGTAAATCATCTCTGATTTTAGCGTATTGCTCATTGCAAAGTTCCGCTTCTTTAGAGTTATCTGAAAGTGAAGTTATAGTGTTGGCACCAAGTTTAAGTAAAGCTGAATTACATATTGTAACTTCTGTGGTCATATAACTTCCTTAGAAAAAGAAGGGAGCGAAAGCTCCCTTGTATTAGTCTGCCATGTAGATAATTGAAATTTTCAATTCAACACCATCTGCTGCATCTGTAGCAGTTGTACACTTCAAGAAAGGTTGAACAGGCTTTGCAAACCTTTTCATCATTCCTGCGTTACCAGCGGCATCACTCATCTTAGCGATAACTGCTGCTGTACAAGTTACAGTAGCGATAAATGCATCTGCATCTTCAACGATTGAAGCATCATCACTTGCTTTGTGTCCTACCGAGAATACACCAGTTGTCCCAAGATCACCTGATTCAACGATTACTTCTAAAACTCTAGCGTAAGCTGGAAGTTCAGGTAAAAGTATTTCATCGTCAGCAGCGATAACATTTTGAGCGAATGTGATTCTATCGTGTAAAACACTTGCCTTACCATGGAGATCACCGCGCTCGATTTTCTCAGAAGGTTCAGATTGTGTTTTATCATAGTTGTCCATGTTAAAATTTGCCATAGTTATTACTCCTAAAATTGCTCCCCGAAGGGAGCTTTAATTATTATTCAGAACAGATTACTTCTACTACTTTTTCTTCTTCCATTCTTACTGCACCGATTCCCATTTTCGCGTAAACTTGTTTAGCGTAGTGTCTATCAGGTAGCTCAGAAATCTTAGCAGTAATTTCTTTACCAGTTGAAAGAAGTACCCCATCTTGCGCCCATGCAAAACAACGTCTTGAATTGGCGGCTGTAATTGTACCAGTACCAGCTCCTACCGCTCCATTTGTTACAGTGTATGTAACATCGGCGGCAGCTTTTGGAAGTCTCTCAAGTCTAACAAAGTAAAATCCCATAAAAGTATTTACTTCACCCATGACTAGAGCTTTGATTGAAGCGTAGTCTGAGCTAGTAACTTCAGTTTCGCCAAGTAGTGATTGAAGCTGAGAAGAACCGATTGCAAAATTTCTTTTGATTGATTCATCAATGTCATTTGCATCAAACTTCTCTTTTACTTTTCTAAGAGTTTTTACGTTAAGGTTAACACCTGTAGTAGTTGTACCGTCAAAGGCAGCTACTTTTTGAGAGTTCGGAAGTACAACTGCTGTAGCTCCTTCTTTACCTGCATAAGCGTTACCTAAAGCAGCAGAGATAATTACATCATCTTTACTTCTACCTAAAGCCCACATAGCTGCTTGAGCATATGGAGATTCAGGACTAATTAACATTCTGATTTTATCTTCTTCATCTACTAGATCAGCGTGGTAGTAGTCAGCTAGTGTAACTCTACGTCTGCTGTGTGGAGTATCAGAATAAGATACTAAAGAGTGACGACCTGTTTTTAATTGAGCGTCAACGCTTCCAATTCTTTCAAAGAATTTTGATTCACTATTTTGTGATTCGTTTCTAACTGTGCCTTGTAGCTTAGAACCTTTTTGTTGAGAAAGGTGAAAAACATTTGCTGAATATTGCTTTACAAAAGCTGTAGTAATTTCAATAGACATTTTTTACTCCTATTAATTAAATAAAATTTCCGTGGAGACTACCCTCAACCATAAGGATCACCGAGATTTTAATTATATAAACAGGACTGTAGGATACAGCTACCCCTAACAATTAAAACTTATATATTAAGGGTAACTGCGTAATTAATGGTATGTCAAATTATTTATTCATCATTTCAAATAATTTATTTACTTCCATAACTGCCTTTTCGTGAGCAGGGTGCGAAGAATTATTATACGGATGTTTTCCATCGCCTAGAATGTGTAAATATTCTTTGTTAGCTTCTTCAGGAGTTTTCCCCCATCCACCTTTGGAGTCACTAATAAGATTATCTTCTTTTAGCATTTGTCCAATTTTATTAAGAACTTTTACATTCTTAACGCTACCGCTAAATTCAGGAGACATAAGATGATCAAATAAAGCTTCATCTTCTCCTGCCATGTGTTTGGCAGCTTTTCTAGCTAAGTCAATTTGTCCATCATATCCTGCACCCCATTCTTTCTTAAGTTCTTCTTGTTCGGCTAGGACTTGATCGTTATATTCTTTAACCTCATTCATCTGAGATTGTCCGTATTCACCTACCAGGTGGTTTAATAGTGCTTCAGCTTGTTTAGGTAATACTCCTAACTCATGAGCTTTGCTTGAATATGACCCCATTAACTCATCATCAATATCAATGCCTTCACCTTTTTCAAGCTTATAATCATCAATTTCTTGAGGTAGTCCTAGTTTCACCAAGGCTTCTCTTAATTGAGTTCCATCATCATGTTTATTCGGAACGATAATCTTATCCGCTCCAATCATTCTTTGCGCACTTACATAAGACTTAACAAGTCCTGGAATATCTTGGATTGCTTCCATCGAAGGATCATTTCTAAAATCTTCTTCTAAAGCTTCCTTCCAGTTTTCAGGGAAGTTTATATCGGGTGTCGGTGTCGGTGTCGGTGTTGGTGTTGGTGTTGGTGTTGGTTCCGGCGTAGGTGTTGTATCACCGCCTAGTAGTGATGTACTCATAAATTACTCCTTGTTTTATTATATATAATTCTGGTCATGTTTAGACCATTCTTTGATTCTTTCTTCAGCTTCTTCAATATCGATATTAAGCATATGCATAATCTCTAAGGCTAGTGATCTGCGTCCTTCATTATATGCGTGTTCACGTTGATCATCTGAATATATGTTGCTTAGAATTTTAGCCTTCACTAAAATATCATTTAAAACTTTTCTTCCATCTTCAGATTTAAAAACATCTTTGTAGTAAACAGACATATCTATCTGCTTTTTAAAGCGTGGTATTTTCATTCAAACTCCCTAACCAATAGCTCCTAACTTACTTGCAACATCGGCTTCATGTTGTTCAGCTACCATGTCTTCTTGTTGTTGCATCATTTCGGCTTTAGCTTTTCTATCTTTTTCAATTTTTCTTTTTGAGTTTATAATTTCTTGAGGGAGATTAAATAAGTTAGCAATGTATCTAAAAGTTTCATCTGTGTTAATATTGTCCATAACATTTGGATCAAGTTGAATAAGTGGTGCCATAACTCCTAGAACTCTTTGAAGGTTGTCGGCTTCAGTCGCGCGTTGCGCCCTAGCAATCATTGATGAATATCTAACTTGTAAATCTTTATCTAATAATATTTCTGGAACATTTGGATCAAATAACCCGCGTCTTTTCATGATTCCAAAAACTCTATCAACTATTGGTTTTAAAAGTTCATTGTGAAGTCTACCTAAAATTGGTCCCATCATTCTAAGCTTTTCTTCAGTTCTTTGTAGAACTTCGGTAGCAGTCATCTGTGGACCTTCATTAAGTTGAAGTTGGTCAATAAAGAATGCTTCTCTTATTTGCATCTTGATTGCATCAACAAAATCCATTCCTAGTCCTGGTTGACTTCCTGTTTGTAATGGTTCAATTCTATCTTTAGTACCAGCTCTATAATAGTTAATAGCTCCTGGAGCTGTCTTAAGCGGTAGTACCACTCCTTCATCGGGAGCTTGTAGTGTTGGATCAATAACTTTTTGAGCTGCGATGATTGAAGTTCTTTTAACTTCATTAAGCATTTTAGCATCTGGTAACGCCTTCATAGCAGGACTTCTACCATGCATTTCATTGGAGCGTTTACTCCATCTAGGCACAGCAAAAGGGAATTCATCGAAGCCGCCTTTTTTGATAAGTCTCTTTTTGCATTTTAAAACATGCACAGAAGAATACGGTTTATTACTAAACGCTGCTTTGAATGGATTGAATTCATTATTTGGAAAAACACCATGAATGACTTCATATTTTTTCATGGGTTCATTTTTTAATTGTAATAAAAACATCTCATCAAATTTGTCTTTCCCGTATTTTTCCATAAGCTGCATAGCTGTAAATTCATATATCTTATATACAGTTCTAATACGTGATTTAGCGTCTTCACTTATTAAAGCTTTGTTGATGTGTTCAGATTTAAAGCGAACAACATCTTCTTCATCTTCTTCCATCTCTAGGAAGCCTGTACCTGGAACTCCAAGGTCTAGATACACTTCATGTATTTGAGTTTGAAAATTTGAATTATTTAAAACTTCAACCATTCTTTTAACAGAATCTTGAAGCCAAGCAATAGCTGCTTCGTCTTTATCAGCTTCAGGATCACCTGTGATCATATCAAACCAAATAACAGATGGGTTAGTTAGCATTGAATGAAGTGCTGAAGCTAGAAGCTCATTCGTGTGTTGTGGTGTCGAATCTAAAAGATGTGTGTTCTTTTTCTCACCGCTTGTTGATTTAGATGTTATCTGATCATTAGCAGGTGCAAAGTATTCGGCTAATTCTTGCCAGTGATTTTCCCATGTGCCTCGATCAGCTTTTAATTTATCATAATTTTTGATAACCCATTCGGCTAACTTTTTTTGTTCTTCAGTTTGTTCATGTATCATAATAAACTACCACGTGTTTGAGCTAGTGCAGGTGCAGCTCGTCTTGATCTAACTTCAGATTCTCTTGATTGTATAGCTTTAAGAAGTGATTCAACATCTTCTTTTTTAGCTAGTTTAGCTTTTCTAGTTGCTTCTCTTTCAGCTTTTATTCTTTTACCACTAGATTCCCACGGTTTGAGCGGGTCATAACTATAATCAGCGGTTTCCATTAGGTATTTTCCTATGTTTTGTTCTTCTTCAAGAAGTGAAGATAAACCACGCTTATCAACATCAGAAAATTTTTGACCTCTAGCTGTGCGTCCTTCTTCACCTTTTTTGTGACCTAATCCTGACATTCCATAGGTTTTCTTACCTTTAGCTGCTTCTTGCATAGCTCCGCTACCTGAAGCAATTAAAGACGAGTACTTAATAAAACGCTCAAGCCCGCCTTGAGATAACCCTTTATAAGCTGCCCATTTTTTCGCAGTCGCTTTTGCCATTTTATAATCCTCCTGGTCCTAGAATAAATTATAATCATTCTGTGTTTGCCTTGGCAAATTTCTTTTGTTATTCTTTTCCGTTGGTGATCTAAGTCCTAACGCTAAATATCTAAATGCATCACTACCATTACTTGACCAATCATGTAATGGTTTGTCTAGGAATATTTTATTTTTCGCATCCCACTTTCTTTGATAATTCTGCAAAGCCTGGATACCACGGTTACATTTAACCTTATTAAAAACGCATCTAGGTAGCAGCATTCGCACCGCATGTATCCCATCATCAATAGCTTGGCGCGATTGTATTTTAGTACGTATTCCGTACTTGGTGAAAGTTTCTTGTCTCGATTTACCTGTTTCTAAACTACGCGCTGCTGCATCATGTGGTAGTGTGTGCTCGCCATAGACATAGCCTTTTTCTTGTAGGATTTTTGCATAGTGATCAATTCCTTCACCGCTCATTTCATAGTAATCAATCAAGCGTACTTCATTCATATACTGCTGAACAAACCAAATTGAAGTGGTGTCTCCTACTCCTAAGTCCCAAAATGTATCGACTGGAAGTGCTGGATCATAAAGCACATCTCCGTAAAGCTTTCCTTCTTTTTCAAGTTTAGCTAATGGTTTAGAATAATATGCTCCAACAAGTGCAGCACTCCATGAGCATTCAAATTCTTGCTCAAATTCTTCTTCGCTCATCGTTAGAGCTGCTTCATCTAGTTCTTCTTGATCAATAACCTTAGTTTGTGAAGCCCTAAGCGTAGCCTGTAACCAATTCTTACTACCGACAGTGTTGTGATAAATATCATAAAAGTGGTTCCTTCCTTTAGGTGTACCAATAAATATCGCCCATCCCTTTCTATCTGAAAGCGCAGGTCTAATAACCTGACTCCATATAGTCGGATCGCATTCGGCATATTCATCAACGATACAACCATCCAAGTAGATACCCCTCAAGTTGCCAGGGTTTTCAGCTCCTAATAACATCATCCTGATCTTATCACCTCGCCCAGGGCGCGGTATATCTATCCTAATCTCCGATTCATTAGCCGTAGCTCCTGGTATTCCTTTCACAAAATCTTTGATATACTCCCATGCAATACGTTTAGCCGCACCATATGTAGGAGCAATGTAAGCATATTGTGGGTTTTTGAGATCACATCTCAAGGCTTGATCAATTAATTCATTGATACTAAACACCGTCTTTCCAAAACGTCTATGGCAGCAAAGAACATTAAATCTTTTTAAGTTTGCGTGTAACCATCTTTGAAAAGGGCGCGGCTTGTAACCAGTATCAATTACCTGAGAGTCGTTCTTCATTAGCCTGCTTTTCTTCTTTCTTAGCTAGTTTAGCGTTCATCTTGGCGTTTTCTCTATTGGCTTGGATATTTGCTTTAACTTTAGTTCTTGAAACTTTACGCACAGATTGTTCAGCTTCAATTTCTTCTTTTAGTTTTTCTGCTTTTTTACCCTGCTTAATGGCTTTTTGTTCTAGCTTTTCAGGAAAAGTTTTCCAACTACCATTTGGTAATAGCACTCTATTGTTTGCTTTCATCTTCATCTCCTTGATTCATTTCTTCCACAATTTTTTTGACCTGTGGATCAGTCTCAATAAAATTAGTATCTCGCACTATTCCTGTGTTGACAACTATTTGCACCGCACCTGCTTGGGCGCTATTGTTATCCTTCTTGTTACCAAATGTTTCACCATCATTTACGCCCGCTCCCCACTTCATTGTATCGATTTTAAGCTTCAGTGCAGCAAGTTCATCCTTGGATAAATTCTCTACATCTTCAACCTGATCCATAATCTCATCATATAAACACTCAGCTCGCGCCCTACGCGCTTCATTTATTGCCATGGCAAATGATTCATTCTCTCTCATCCAACGGCGTACAATCGAATATGATGGATAACCAGGACGCTTACATATTTTAGTTATTCCTTCGCCGCCTGCTACATGATCGCAAATAATATCCGCAACTACTTTGTTGAATTTAACCTTTGAAGGTTTGTAACTTTCAATATTCATTCCAGTAGGCACCAAAACTTCTTGACCTTCATGCATCACCTTGGTAAAGCCTTCGCGTCTACCAAGTTCCATCTCAGGTGTGACCACATTCTCAACTTGAATAACGCGACCACTCACAGCGTCAACTGTTTCCATCAACCCATCTTTGTTAATGTGTGTGAAAAAGTCTTTTGAATTAGGTAAAATATCTGACATATTTACATATTGTAATATGTAATGTAGAAAGTAAAGCCCGCTGCGTGAAATGGGAGTTCACAGCGGGCTATTGGCTAAAGAGGTCACAACATCCGTGTCGTTAATTATATTGTATTAATATAAATTTTGTTTGTCTAATTTCTACTCTTCATAGTTTTTAGAATTTGGGTTCAGGGATTGGTCTATTCTTTGATTTTTTAATTACCTTAGCTATTAAAGACTTGGAACAACCTATCTGTGCCGCAATTTGATCATATGTGTGGTTTTTATGGTGCAATGCCAGGATAGCTTTATGTTCATATTTCTTCTTTGGACCTATTTTAACACCATTTGCTTTAGCGTTTGCTAAACCATCTTTAACTCTATCGGCTATAAGTTCGCGCTCAAATTCACCAATTGCTCCCATGATGTTAAGCATTAATCTTCCTTCTTTGGTGGTGGTGTTAATATTTTCTTTTACGGATACCATGTTGACCCCTATACGTCTAAAGTGATCTGTGAAGGATATTAAATGCTTTAGTGATCTAGCTATTCTGGAAAATGAATATGTCACCACAGTAGGCATTGCACCGGTTCCAGGGTGCCTTAATGTTTCTATGGCATCCATCATCTCGCCTAGTCCTTTTCGATTTTCCTTGGCACCAGAAACTCCTTCATCCTCGTAATATACGAACCTACTGTTTTCGTCGGTGTGTCCAAGATTTTCTAAGTGCTGTAAGATTGCGTGTGTTTGAGTTTCAATCCCATTGGATTGGTTTTTTGTTGAAGTTCTTAGGTAAATAAAAAATGTTTTCATTAATTATAGTCTCCTTATAAGACACGATGTACAACGAGGTGTAGGTGAACTTAAATTTTCTTAGTGTAAATTATAGCTAAAAAGTAAAATAGTCAACTAATATTTTGTAAAAATGCATACTGGATATAGTGGTGATAGGTAAGATTTCAACAAGACGCGCGCTTTGGGGTACACCCATGTTATATGTGCTTATAACTCGAAAACTCAACGGTTTTCCAAGTACTTAGGTGCCTTGTCTACTATTCTATAGAATAGTGAACACTGTAAGTTATTGATAATACATAGCACCAATATAACGTCGATCACGTGCGTAGGGACAACAAGCTGTCCCTACCATATTATATGTAGTGGTGTTGGAATTGTGCAGTGCGGGTAACAGTTTAGAAATAGCAACCGCTACCTCAAAAATGGGCATTTAAGTGTTTAATATTGTTGAGTAATACAGCGCGCCTTATGCACTGCGGGTAGCAGGTAGCAGGTAGTTCCCAACACTTTTCTATATTTTATTTTTAGGTATACTGTTTGATATACCTAACACTTGTTTTATATATAGTACAACTATAGCACTATCCCAATATCTTCTTTTTAATAATAACATTAGATTAATTATTTGTTACCATGTTACTACTAAGTAGGGTGTTCTCTGGAATTCCACAAACTTGACGCACCAAAAACAGGTGTTACCTAACTGCTACCTAATTTACAACACAAACTATTGGAATCATTGCATTTCGACGTTTTATAACCGCTACCACTTGACAAATAGCGTAAAACCGTCGATAATACCAATATCAAGATGTAAGATTCTTGGTTGCACCGGATCAAACGCTTATAAACGTGGTGCATAAACAACTAACCAAAGGGTATTTTTATGAAAACGACAATGATTATTTTCACTTCATTCATTTTATTAAGTAATTTACTCGCAGCAACAACGCAACAAAGCAGTAAAAAGAGAAACATTAAGATTGGTAAAACAATATTCAAACTAGCAAAAAGGTAAACGCGCGGGATCAACAAAGCAGCGCACAACAACTTAAACAAAGAGGTAAAAAATGACTAAGAAAAAAACAAGAACTAAAGTAATTGGAAAAAAGCCCAACTCTTATGAGAAAGTAACCGACGCAATAGTTGAATCATTACAGCTAGGTGATATCCCTTGGAATAGCCCATACATTAGACGCTATCCGCAAAACTTCACTAAAGGAAACATTTATCGTGGCATAAACTATTTTCTACTTGGCATGGACGACGCGCTTTATCAATCCTATGCAACTTTCAACCAAATTAAAAACAATGGTGGAAAAGTAAATAAAGGCGCAAAATCTCGGTTGGTGTATTTCTTCAAAATGTTAGAAATTGAGACTAAGCAAAAACTTAAAAGTACAGGCGAAACAATTAAAAAAGATATTCCGTTCCTTAGAACTTATAACGTCTTTAAACTTGAAGATACTAACCTCGATCCGTCTTTATTCATTGAAATTGGTGACGCTGCTAATGAAGACAAAAAAGAAGTACACCAAAAAATTGATATTGCATTAGAGCTATTTTTCACTAACACCACACTAACTCAAAAACTTGGTGGCAAGTGTGGTACATACTCACCAATGAGTGATTGTGTTAGAATTCCAGACACAACAAATTATAAAAACTTGGATTCGCGCTATTCAACTATTTTCCATGAGCTAGTGCATGCTACTGGGCATGAGTCAAGGCTTAACCGTGATCTTAAAGGCTTTGACATTGACAAGCATTCATATAGCCTTGAGGAACTTGTAGCGGAAATGGGCGCGGCTATTCTATGCACTCATTTTGGGATTGCAAGTGAAAAGCTTATTGAAAATAAAAAAGCATACTGTCAATCGTGGGCAAAATATCTAAATAGCGATACTAAGCTTGCTTATAAAGCAGCAAGTAAAGCGCAAAAAGCGGTTGACTTTATTTTGGAAAGAATGAATGAACTTGAAACAACTAAAAAGGCGGCATAAAAATGAGCATTGCAATTACAATTATCACAACAATAACTCTTATTATGAACTACGTTACCATAGCGGTAGCGTAGTTACACCAAAACAACTAACCAAAGGATAATATCATGGACACAACAAAAAGAGTTACAAAACTCGCAAAAAATATGGCACTACTTGCAATCGAAAAGAAAACTTTAAGGCTTGAAATTATGGACCTCAAACGAAAAAAGAACGGTGATTTTTACGTTAAGGATTATGCATTTGTTACCACCGCGCGCGCTCGAATCAATGAACTTAAGCTAAGAATTAGTGAGTACAATCGATTGTATTGGTCAAAAAGACGCGCGCACAAACACCATGAATTTGGATTTGGTCCTGAAACTTTTCAAACATGGATCAAAGCCTATAAGTTAACTTTTCGGTATTTTGATAATAACAAGGGGGTATAAAATGAAAGTATTAATAGAATCAATTGTAGCGTTTCAAAGCGTTGAAGATTTTGAAATTGAAAGTGATTTAATTTATGAGAATTTAAGCGATGATCAGTTAGTTGAATATCTACAACAATGGGAATTTCCTGGCGAAGCTGATCAAAATTGGTATGCCGTTGATGATGTAAACACCAATTTTTTAGGTTATGAATATAAAAAAGACAATGAAACATATTTACTCAATAGATACGAAAATAGCCTAGTTATTGGCTTAGCTCGAATCGTAGGTTATGACAAGGGGGAACAATGAAACACAACTTAAACAAAAAAGAACTATTGGAAAAATTAGAAGTAAACACGCTTAAGCATCACGATACAATCCAAAAAATAAGGGACGCGATAAAGGAAAATGATAGAACACCAAAAAAGATTGTAAAACCATTACTAAGCACCTTGGACTATCACAATGAAATGCATGATACATTAATACGTGAGTTATTGGATTATATGCTTAATGAACTTCACAAAGCACAAAGCAAAAATGATTTAATTAAAAAGAAGTATTTGGCATATGTTAGTGGTGATATACATATCACTGATCTATTAAAATACGTTGAAGCATTTAGCACAACGGCAAAAGACTTGAAACAACTTAACAACAAAGAGGCGGTGTAAAATGAAAGAATTCAAAACAATATGGAGTGATGGTTATATTTCAATAATTATCAATAAAGATAATAAATGGTTTCTAATTGGTAACATCAAAAAATTTGATTCATTAGAGGCATTAGAAAAGCATTATAAAGGTGAAATAAAAAGCATAAAACAATATTAATTTTACACTTCACATTTTAAAGCCTACAATAGCCCCTATAAACAGGGGCTTTTTTATGCTTAATAACACTATCCTAACTTTCCACAAAGCATTAGTGTTACAATTATCTCAAAACTTGGAACTTAGTGAGATAAAATGCAAGTGCAAAAGAACAGATTGCATTGTAACACACCTTGACTTTAGAATAATAGACGCATTCGAGAGACTACGCGCATCATGCGGTCATAAACCAATAATTATAACTTCAGCATATAGATGCGACACGCACAACAAACATGTAGGCGGCTTGGTATTATCGCGCCATAGATTCGGCGCAGCTCTGGATATGTTACCACCAAAGGGCATGAAGCTTGCTGAATTCCATCACCGTTGCTCTAAAATCTTCGACGTAGCGATTCTATACCCCGAAGATGGATTTGTGCATGTACACTTCAACCCCATAGCTTAGAATCGATCCTAAGGCCTCTCAAGGCTATGTTTCAAAACGACGAAAAATCAGGTACTTAAAACGACGTTTTTACGAAAGGACAACAAGCGTTTGGACGCTATGTTTCGGATTGGGAAATTTCGGGATCACCAAAGTCTTTGTACTGCTTTTTAAGATAAAAGGTAAATGCTTCATGAAATAATTTAGCAAACATTTCTACCACGATTTCTTCAATATCCAGGGTAAAACCTGGCATTTGACGCAAACCGCACCGGCAACACAGTGCATGTCCCATCTCATGAAGCAGGGTTTCTTTGAATAATTCAGGCATTTTCTTTGAACATATGGACGAGTTTATGATGATTTTATCACCGCTAAACTCACCACATATACCTTCATCAAGTGAAGCATGGAATACAGGATATAATTTACCTAGAACTGGTAGATACATTAATAATTTCATTCAGCATCCTCCACATCATAGCAATCGCAGCTCCTTGGGCGCGTTAAATCGTAGACAACTATCTCATTTGGTGTGTGGAATATATCTAAATCTTCGTAGAGATCATAAACTACCTCTAATGAAGTGGCGGGCAGGGAAACAGTAATTAAGAATGTTACGATCACTTTCTTCATACATAAATTGTAACAAAAATGTGATAAAGCTCATAAGAATTTTAATTTGAGTGATTTAGTTTTTTAAAAAACCATCCATGGCAGGGGGAACTAGCAGATTTTTAATTTCTTACATTTTTTAGTGACAAAGATATAAGCCCTAAAAGCAATCTCATAGGCTAAACTACCATCATCTAAATCAGCTATTTTAAGAGCTAACTTTTTTCTAGTTTCTTTGATTCTGCGCAGGTGTTCTAGATTAATCGACTTCATGAATTAACTCTCCTTGGTGTAAGTTTGTCATTATCTCAGCAAGCTTGTAGATGTCATAAGGCTTTCTAAAGTCCACAACGTCCAAAGGATTGAGGCTACCGCTGTGAGTAAAATAAAGTACTCCCTTTTCTTTTTTCGCATTTCCTACCCCTATTATATCGTGTATAACTATGTCACCTGCCTTGGCTTCACATTCTTTAAAGTTTTTACATAGCTTAAAATAATCGCATCCAACGTCTTTAAAGATATAATCCATTAAGGTTAAAATCTCTGGTTCATCGTCTATTATCCAAATCATGTTACCCCCTATTCTATTTCTTTTTCGTATCACTATCTATAAAACCTAACTTAAGTAGTTCATTAATTTTTTCATCTAAAACATTTTGGACATTTACATAGCCTTTCTTATGTAATTCTCTTAACACTTTCTTATTAATTCGCACTGATTTAACTAAATCTTTGGTTAAATCAGTTACTTTCATTTCATCTTCTTTCACTTTTGTATCTTCCATAGCACTACCATCCTGTAGTGATAATATACTACAGTTCCGTAGTGCGTTAAAGACTACATTGATGTAATTTAGTTTAAATTTAGATATGTAATATTAGATACTTGCGACGAATATCGCTTTTTTATTGTAAGAAAAAATACTCCATTACCTAGTTCTATTTATTCTCAAGTTTCCCATTTAGCCGATCTAATTTTATATGCAATGTTAATACCCACACACATAATGCAATAAATGAAAAAACATCAGCCAGTTTCTCTATTTCTTCGCTGCTCATCATTCTTCCCCTTTCTTTGAAGTTAGATTTCGCTGTACTGTTAGTTATATCGGATTTGTATACCTTTACGGCTTTATAGCCACCCCTTTTAAGCTGTCTCCAACTCATTGAGAATTTAACCACCGCGTTTTTAATTAAATCCCTATGCGTTAGTCCTGCAACAATCCAAAATTTATTACCTTTTGTGAGTTGCCAAAAAAAATCCCTTTTCACTAGTTTTTCCTCTACTGTTGTTTTTAAAATTGCAACACGCCATTGCTGCAATCACCCTGAAATAAATCACCCTCATTAGCCTTTAACCAATCCTTATCTGTGATCCCTGTTTTTCTCATAAATTCATCCATTCCGACATTTTCATTTTCATCGCTATACCTAAATAGAGAGTTAAAATTGTCAATTGCATAATCTATGGAAAATTTCGGAGGGTTTTTCTGATTCAGGCAAAGCTCTCCATAAACACCACCAACTTGATCTTCAAGGTCTTCCCAAGAATTAATATTTAGTTGAGTTGTTCTTATGGCCAATTTTAAGATTTCAGTTGGTTTGAAATTAAAGCCTTTTTCTTGATATTTCTTCAACCTAACTAGCGAAATTAGTGGGTATTTTGTACCCTTATTTATTGTTATGTCTTTCGAGGCGAGAGCTGGCAAAAAACTATCATGGAGCAAGATTTCATCCCTTATAAAATCATAAGCGCCCATATTCGCATCAAAGTCAAAGTCTGAAAAAACATCTCGATGGTCATTAAAAAACCTGTAATGGATGACTTGTATTTTATATTCACCCTTAATAAAGGTTAGTGACTTTTCTGATACAAATTTCAAATAAAAAGAGTTGCCAGACAGGACAGATAGACAATCCTTGAAAGCTTTTTCATTTCTAGGGTAGAGGTCATAATCATTAATATCGACCCTCATAAAAATGGAGGTCATTGCTCCTCCAGCTAGATAACCATCGAACTTACCTAGTAGGCACTCTGGTAGTAGGCTTTTTAAATATTCTTTTTGTGTGCTATACATATTTTCTCCTTATTGCAGTACTCCTAATACTATTTGTTAACTTGGTTGTAGGTTACCAAGTTTTATTTCGTCTAAAATATCTGAGATTAGTAATGCTCACACTTCATAATCGCTGTAAAATCTCTTCTATGCTGTGTTAATATTTCTTTAATCTGCATGTCTTACTCCTTTACTCAAACGTCTCTTGAGTAGTTAATATTCCCTTCTCTCTTAATAAGCCTTCCACCAGGAAGCATATCTTCAATACTATATTGTGTAATTCTTTTAACTCCACCTTTCATATTGAATTGATTTAAAACATCTTTTGCGATTAATTGTAGATCACCAATTAATTCATCAACTGATTCGTATGGGTTGTCTTTGTGGTTGTTGATAACTTTTTCAACCATCATGGATTGACCTGTAGCAAGCACAGTCATAATTTCTTCACTAAACCACTTTGAACTTATTTTTCTTGGGTTTTTACGGTTGGGAAATCTAGCTGCTGTAAGCTGATTAATAATCATATTGTTTTCACCTGTAATTAGTTTACTTATCATTACTACCCCCATAAAACACGTTTTCATTTTTACAAATTTCTAAATTATTATTTAAAATAATATTGTAATAATGCGCTACTGATCCGATACACGCAACATATAAAAGAAGCGTTGTAGCAATTACACAATAACTTATAAAAATTATTCTCATAAAACCCTTTGGTAATCTTTAACACCAACTAAATTACAATGCAACAAAGCTTGGAATTCTTTCTTATCAGATATATAATTCACACGCACCATTGGTTTTTTATAATCCAAAGTGTAAGAAGCTTTTGTAATCACAGCTCCCTTTGGTAAATTTCTCCTCACTCTAATTACTTGTTTTTCTGTTAGCATCATATAAAACTCTCACTTATTTTAAGCCTAGCACCTTCAAAGCCACGCACATTTTTATTATTAATCTTCATTTGCTTTGGCTTCTTACCAATAATCAATGCCACCTCTTTAGCGAATATATTCTTGCTTTTGAATTTGCATTTATATTTCTCACACCAATCGACATATCTTAAGAATAATTCGTTAGTTACTAGTTTATCGTCAATTCTACCTGTTACTTCAGCATGGTCATAAAACCACTCACTCACAGTATCAGTAGCGCGCTTATAATCAGATATAGCATTATCCACTTCATCGGCTTTTGTGAAACCATTTTGCATAATTAGCCGATCATAACCTTCAATAATTCTATTCAAGATTCCTGGCAGTTCCTTTTTAAGTTTAGTTAGGATATGAACATCTGCATTCACACCTTCAACAAATTTCTGTTCAAATGGCACAATGATTAAACGTCTAAAAAACCCATTTGAACTATCAAAGTTATTAGGCAGCTCATTACATGCCATGATTAACTTGGTTCTATTCTCCATTACCATCTGCGGTTGTTTATATAATTGCTTTACTTGATATCTACCGCCTGAAGTTATGATCTTAAAAACCGATGAATCAAGAAGTCCTTTTCTTGGTGTTTCTTCAGCTATGTTAAATAACTTATTCATCATCAAAAAGAGTTTAGCATCATTGGATAGATCAGTTAAAAGAAGATTGGAATAGGCTTCAACACCAGCTAACTCGCAAAGTATTTCAATGAAAGTTGACTTACCGTTACTTCCTTCACCTTCCATAATTAAACATTTATGCCAGCGGTACTCCATAGATGAAAAGGAGTATCCGGCAAATTCAAGCAGGATGTTTTCTAGCCCTTTTCTATTACAGGTTATCGCTTCCATAAACTTATCAAAGCTAGGACACAAAGCTTTGGGATCATATTCATAATCAAGCGTAGTAGTAAAACCATACTCCGGTTTATGCTCCATAAAATCTTTGGTTTTAAGATCAAGCATTCCGTTTTTGAAATTCATCACACCACTTCTACCACCAAAGAATTCACTATTTACTTTATTGGTTCGATGAATGAACTTTAGAAATTCACTAACCTTGGTGTTCATGGTTAAATCTTCAAAGTGTTCTTGAGCATAAGCTTCAATGAGACTATCTTGCAATAGCTCCCAATGAGTATCCTTCCAAACATAAACCCAATTAGCTTCAGTTGTTTTGTATTTATATTTCTTTTCAAAGTGTCGTCTTAAGTCCTCAAACATCGGCTTACCGTAACCAATAGTTCCATCAGGTTTAACAATTCTTTGGTGAAACTTTGTCTCACTTGTTTTAATAAATGAAGCACCTCTCAAAAGAACAGGTGAGGTTATACTTCCAAAGTGTTTACAGCTTTTACATCCATCCCAAAACTCATTAACACCTTCACAGGTTCTAGGTCCACTAGCGGTTGTTGCTTGCTCAAACTTAGCTTGAGTAGCAGCTTCATCATATGCATCATGATCTTCAGAGTATTCATGGGCGCGGGCTTGACCATCTTCAAAGCGTCCAACAATTGACAGCATCGCATACCACTCAGGTTCACCAACGCTATTGGGATTATCTTTACACCACTTAAGAAAGTCACATTCCTTTTCTACTTCTTCATGGTCTATTTTACCCCAAGCTTTAAGCTCCTTAACTCCGATTTCATTTTCAGCTTTAACACCTGTAGCGGCTAGGCGCAGATCAAAGTATCTTGGAACAATGAAAGCATTAATTAACGTAGCTTGTTTAGTTCCTTTATCTTTTTTAATATTTTGAGTACCAGGAAGTCTTAAGATTCTACCCTTAGAAAAGACCACCGGATCAGCGTTACCAGGAAGCTTCGCTGCTTTCATAGCATTATCAATTAGAGTACAACAACCTTTGTAATATAACTTCATTTCACTAAAGTATTTAAGATCATCAAAGCCTTGCTCTAATCCGATAATAAGCTGCAAACCATTACCAGTTGCGACGATTCCTGTTTCTTGACGCTCGATCTTTAAAGTCTCGCAGATCAGATCAATATATTCTTCAATTCTATCAGTATTAATACCATCAATATCGAATGGAATAATGTTTTGGAATGCGAAATCTCTAGGCTTTTCTGATTCATTACAGTTTGCTGCTGTATAATATAGATTATATCTTTCTTCTTGCGGTATCCAACTAAGAACTTCATCAAGATTTTGGAATAATCCGGTCACGCTTTTAACTCTCCAATTCTTTTTATAGAATCTATGAGCTAAGACTTCCTTGCCTTCCTTGTTTATATAAGGACGCAAACCTAAAATTTGTATATACATTGGTGATCCCTTCTCTTAGTGTATGATTTTTAGGATGTAGAAAAATATATTAATTGTCAAGTCACTTGATTTTTTTACATTTTTGCTTTATAATATAGTCTAAATTGTCTTTTTCACAGACAAACTCTTTGGTGCCGCCTTTAGCTTGATCCCTTGGGCGGCATTTTTTATTTGACATTGCATTTTCCATTTCCTATTGTTGAAGAACACAAGGGATCAATCATGCGAATTAAAGAAATAAATAACGAATTATATTATTGGGACCAATTTCAAAAGAAGTGGTTAGAGTTTATTGGTAGCAAAGCTGAGAAGCTATACCATGAAACTGAAGAACTAGTACACAAAGAGAGAGAAGAAGATGAAGATTAAGGTAGAACCTACATTTGTAAAAACTCACTACACAAACATAAACCACCAAATGACAGCGGAAGCTAAGATTGAAAGCATCTTAGAGCTAGTTGAGATGGTATTTAATTCAAATGAGCTGGGTGATTTTATTTTATATCACGGCTACTATGTTAAACCATGGTTTAGAAAACGCAGATGGGTTCAAGGTTTTAAGCAAACCAAAAACACAAATTACTGGCACTGGACAAATTTCATGGGCGGTGGTGAGCGTAACTCTCATGAAGATAATATATGGCAGGTCCGCTTAAACATTTATTATAGAAAAGATAATGTTAAAGGCTTTACCAATCCACCAAGTCCCTTCATTAATAGTAACTCTTATTATTTTGATATATTAAATATGTACAATTATGACATTACAGCTATCACTGAATTTGTTGAGAATTTAACCCATGAATATTGTCACCTGGTGGGAATGCATCACAGTTTTTGGTGGAAGAAATGGCAATGGAATGACACAGCTCCATATGCTATCGGAAGAAAGGCAGCGGAAATAGCTGAAGCATTTATAATGACTAATGAATGGGAGCTTAGAGAGTGGTGACTCCAATCTATATAACAGCTACAGAAATTGAAGATAGAAAGAAAAATCCATATAAATACATGAGTGAGTATCAAAGAATGCGCGCAAAGGTTATACATTATAAATGGGGAAAATTCCGTAGGATCATGTTAAGACATACGGTTACAAAACTGTTAGAGATCAAAAAGAAATGAACTTAATAGATAGAATGAAATACAAACTCAAGCCTTATGATTGGCAGTTTGAAGCAATGAGAAATGCTGAACATCAATCTGAGTACGCGCTTCTAGCACAAATGGGATCAGGAAAATCGGGTGCATTGGTAAATATACTGCGCTTAAAATATAATCAGCA